TTACTTCAACAGGAGTGTCGTGAGCATCACTCACAACAAACTCGTTTACTACCTCGTCTACCGCACTGTCCACCTCTGGGTGTAGTGCCATGTCACGATAACGACGGATCATTTCATACTCATTACGAGCTTGATTGTCCGTGTCCACATACGTTCCATAGTAGCCTCCTGCTGCTACAGCAATCGACTCCTCAGCATTAGGAGGGACAGGGGACTGACCCTTCTTTCCCTCCTTACGTTGTATTTGGAAACCAAATAATTGACTCATCTACCTAGTCATAATAGTGCTCTTACTTATATTTAGCAGAGTTATTATACGACTGTTCCAGTTGCTACGTCTGGTCTACCTGATGCTGGTGCCTGTGATCCGCCCTTTGCTTTCTCTGCTGTGAAGTATGAGTACTGCCATTCAACAGTAAACTCTTCAATCTGATCGTTGCTATCATATGCAAGATCAATCTGAGAAACGTTAGTTGGGAAGCAATGATGTAATTGATATGTTCTGATTGCAGAACCACCAACTGTGTCATCTTTCTCTAGTTGTGTGACAAATAGATTTGCCATGTAACCATCACCACCATTGTCAGGAAGAAATCTCTCAGCAGTGTTACCCGCATGAGTATTGATTTCATTTGCCCATGACTCGAATAGAGCACGGATCTTGAAGTTTTTATCGTTAAAGAATGTAGCAGTCCATGTATCGAAGGTACGATCACCAGCGATTTTAACTGTTCTACCTCTGAAAGGAACTTCGATTACACCTAAGTTTGATCCTGGTAATGCTGCAGACTTACAAAGAATTGAAGTTAATTCTTTTCCAATAAGAGCACCAGCACCTTCAGATGCTAACTCTCCTCCTGCTAAATCATTGATTGTTGCATCACTAAAACCAGCAGGAAATTGGATGTCCACAGTGAACATATTAGGCTTAACGCCTTGACCAATAACTTGAAGGAACGAAGATACGTTGTTAGTTGCCATTTGTTTTTACCTCGTGTTTAATTATCTACCAACGACTTCGGAGAATGTAACTCCTGTCTTCGTTGCTGTAACAGTCACAGTTACATAGTTGATAGAGCGAGTTGGTTTCACAAATATTTCTGCGACAAACTCATTTCTATCTATTACTTCTGCAGTGTTGTTTGTTTCATCACAAACAACTAAGTAATCTGTAACACCTCTACGTGATTGAACTTCACTTAAGTAACCACTAAGTGCAGCGTTAAAACTAGAACGAGTAACTGCGTCATTCTGTTCAAACAATACACCCTCTGCAAGAGATCTTGCTCTCTTCTCTATGTTGAGGAAGAGACGTCTTACATTGATGCGATCAAAGGCAGATGGTGAAGCAAGTGCAGTCTTATCACCAAATAGGAAACACATAGACCAGCAATGTCACCATTACAACCGATGTAACGATACTTGTCGTTAAATCTATCGTATGTGTATTTGATACCACTATCTTTAACAACGTAAGAACTAGAACCAATACTAGAGAAGTAATCAATAGTATTTTCTAATTGCTGTGCAGGAGTTAATGCGGAACCACCAGAGTAAGCAACTTGGTTACCAGTAAATGGTGAAATAAATGCAATGCAATCCTTTCTTGTATTTGCAACAGCAGCAACAGCACCCGCTTTAACAAGTGTATCTGCTTCAGATCCCATTGATCCACCCATGATAACAAAATCAAGTCCTGTCTCTTCTGTGTCTTGGAATAATGAATATGCTGCAGAAATTTCTCCTGTAGTGTATGCGTAATCATCAGTACCACCTGATAATGCTCCACCAGCAGTCTTAAGAATTCTTGCTAGTTCAATAGGAGCAGCAGCAGTAGCACCATAAGATGCAACAGCAGCACCAGGATCTGAACCAAGTGTAGTAAACTCAGCAGATGTTAATGCACTAGCATAGATGTATCCAGAGTACTCATTAACGTAATCTTTCCAGTAAATTGAAGCACCTTCTGTTGATTTGGCGTCAGATATCTTAGAGAGATATGTCATTCTCTCAACAATAGTGTTTGTTGATGTATCAACAACAGCAAGATGAACCTCGTCATATGAAATGTAACGCTCTGATGCAAATGCGGAAGTGCTAGGTCTAGGACCTACTTCTTTATATGTTAATCCAGTTGATCCAATTGCAGTTGCGTTCCACTGTGAGTTACTAAATGCTACTGATGTATCTCCAGATGCTGGAGTAGGAGCAGCAGTTCCTTGAATAATTCTAACTGTGTTTGCGTCAACAACTTCTACAACCTCATGTCCAACAGCAGCGTCGTCAGTATATGTACCGCCAACACTTAAACCGTGACTAGTTTTTGTGATTGTAAAGTCGGGACCTCTGTCCACGATAACAACATGAAGATTATTTCCGTCTGCACCAGCAGTACGAGCAATAAACTTTTCTGATGCACCAGCACCAGCATCGAAATCTGATTTTGATCCAACTAATACTGCTGAACCATCTAATGTTGCGTTAAGAACACCAGTCGCTGCACGAACAACTGAAAGTTGTCCACCGTAACGCATAAACTCAGCTGCTACTAACCAGTCTGCTGCGTTTGCCTCAGCTGGTGCTCCGAAAGTATCAATTAATTCTCTTTCAGATCCTATATTTGTAATTTTGCCTACAGGTCCACTGCGGAATGATGAAGCGAATCCAGCACGTAGTCCAGATACTCCAGTCAAAACACCAGTAGATAGATCACGTTCTCTAATAACAACACCAGGCGAGACTTGACTTGCCATTTAATTTTACCTCTAAGATATCATTTTATCTAGAAGTATTTAGATATTTCTATCCCTCCACAGGGGAAACAACACACGAACACCCTACCAGTCTGGATAGTGACCTTCTTTTATTTTCTTTTTACTTTTTCTTTTTGCTACTATTCTTTTGATTGTACAGTCCTTACATTCGTAAGAATATGCAGATGGTAAACCTTTCTTTTGTTTTCTTGACATGTAAAAATCTTCCAGTAGATTCTTGATCTGATTGCAAGTTCTACACTTTCTGTCTTTGAATAATAAATGTTCTAATTCAAACTGACTATCAAGATCCATTACAAGTCAGGTAACATATATCCTACTTCTTCCTGTTTATCTCCATACCAGAAAGATCCATCGGCGTCTACAAATGTATCATCTCCCAGACCATCATCTATAAAACCAAATGGTGCCATGTCTTGTTCTATTTGATTTCGTTGTTCTTCATAAATTCTTCTTCTGACATCTTGGTCAGTCATTTCTTTAAAGTAGTCTTGCATGACTAACCATGCAAACAATACCATACACATAACAAGATCATCATGGTAACCTTCGTCTGCCTCCCATGCTTGCTTTCTTTGTATGAATGTAGTAAGTTCTTGAAGAATATCGAAATCGGTAAACGTTAATTTATCTTCTTCTATAATTGCTTTTAGATTGGCACATCCAATCTTCTTGACAGTGATACTCATCTTAACACCTAACTGTGTCTTTGTTCCTGAGAATCCTTGTCCTACTATCTGCCCTGCCCTACCTCTCATAGCACACATGAGTACGTTAGGATATTCTAGATCATAGTTAAGTGTTGCTGCTATCGAGTCTCCTATGTCATTTACCTCAACAAGTATATAAGGATTGTTATATTCCTTTGCTACTTGAAAGATGACCGAGGGAAACAGTACAGGTTTAATCTCATTATTTCTGTACTTCGCAACGATCTTGTACGGGAGAGTGGTGATATCAAACACGATGAAAGCAGAATAGTCGCCACCAATTCCTCTGGCAACATCAACAGTAATAATATATTCGTGATCCTCTTCTGCTCTCGTATAAACGTCAAGTCCTGCATTTGAATTAATTGGGTCATTGAAAGGAATGCATTGTAATTTTGCTGGTGATATTAATGTATCAGCAGAACCTAGGAAGTCGCATTCAAACTCCTGTGCAAACTGTCTTTTTGATGTATTCTTTATAGTCTCTTCTTTCCATTTCTTATCTCTGCCAGGCACTTGAGACCAATGTACCTCATTAGTTATGTAACCATTCTTGTCATTTCTAGCATCCTCCCACATCTTATAGAAGTGGTTCATACCATTAGGAGTGGATATAATTATGACTTTAGTTGATTTACCAGAAGTAATAGTAGGATATACTGATGCAAAGAATTGTTCTGCGACGTGGTTAGGGACGAATGCAAACTCGTCAAGGAATAGAATGTTGA